CTCGACATCAGTCTTTCTGCTCTGTTTGTCACTTGCCTGTACCATTTTGAATCTCTGCCTTCTACTGCGGCTTTTTTCCAATCGTTTTCTTCTAATGCTTTCTTAAAGTTTTTAAATCCACTTAGTCTAGTTCTACCCATGTTGAACATCATATTAACTAATATTTCTTTAACTTCTCCTGGAAAGTCATCGAAGTCTTCATATAAGACAGAGCATTCGGAAATGGCAGTATCTAAGTCTTTCTCAAAACATTCATTCACTCTATCTTTATCAACGGGCGTGCCAACTGGTTTACCATATTCTGGATCTGATTCCAGTACTAAATGACCAACACCAAATGTTGGAAGACCTAGGTGGTCGTGATATACTTCATATACAACACCTTCATCTATTTTCATTTGTTCAAATACTGCTTCTCTATCTAACTTGTTTCCGAATCCAAACATTTTAATTAGTCCTCTTCTTTCCAAATAGTCCATGCACCGTAGGCAATCATGCCGTATGCAATTAAATTAACAGGTGCTAATATCATTACTATACCACCTGCAATTAGGACACCACCGTCCCAACTAGTTCTTTCTTTTAATCTTGCTTTAATAAAATCCATTGTATTCTCCTATTACTACATTATTTAGTTGTTTAAATACTTATTAACCGTAGAGTTCGATATATTCTTTAATCTTTCCTACAGTTACTAATTCTTCTGCGTCATCGTCAGAAATATCTAAATTAAACTGTGTTTCAAACTCTATTATAAGTTCAACTGTATGTAAACTGTCAGCACCTAAGTCGTCTATTAGGTGTGCATCATCTGTGACTTTTGAAATATCTATGTCTAGATGTTCTGCTATAATTCTTTCTATTTCCATTATTTCTTTTTACCTACTGTATTACTAACATTCTTTGCCTTACCCTTTCTGTTCTTATTGGGGTCGTTACGTCTCTTCTTTGATACTGCTTTACCAATAGCGGCCTTGCCACCTTTGGCTCTTAAACTTGCCGCTCTGCTTTTGCTTAAACATTTAGGCTTACCTTCGCCTTTCTTACTGTCTCCACACTTACCAATACGTTCGCCTTTGGTGTTGTATCTATCCCAACCGCCACCACCGGCCCCGCCTTTCTTTCCTTTGCCAAACCAGGCTCTTAAATCTTCTAATACATCTTCATCAATATCATCTGGATCTTCTGGATAATATCCTCTTGGACTATGGTAATAAAGTAGTTCCGCTGGGTCAGGATATCCTTCTGTGTCTATATAATTTGGATCACTAACTCCGTCTAAATATGCTTCACCGTCTTCAAAATGTTGATTACCGTAACTGGTCATTATGCGATACTGCTTACCGTCTGTACCTGTGATAAGAACACCGTTATCTTGATCTACCTGTGCTTGATCTAACCACTCTTCATAGGCATCTTGTGCCTCTTTTGGAGAGAAGTAAGGTTTCGTTGCATGTGGATTCATTCCAACTACGTCTTCATTCTTAACACAATTAGGTACTGTTTTTCCAAACATTTTCTTTGTACCTTTTTTAGTGTACCCTTTCCAGCAACGTGTACCTTCAGTAATTTCGTTAATCTTCATCTGCTGTTTGATTCCTTTCGGCCCACTCGTAACTAATTTCATCGTCATCTATAGGACCGCCCTTTGCCCAAGTATGACAACTTCTAAGACTGTGACATTTAAAGTGGTGCATCCAACAATAACCTAGTCTACCACCGTCTTCATCATCACTAACACTACCTGGCATACATTCTTCCATTCTAGGTGATATATCAAATGCTACACAATTACCGCAATTACTTTCTTTAGCCGCTTCTTCTGTGGTATCCCAGTATTCTGCAATTTTAATCCAATAGTCTCCAGGCTCTTCTACATTCAAAGGACCATAGTTAAATCGTTTAATTGTAGAATCTCTGTTTTCCGTGTTGACTTCTATATCCTTAGTAGCCAAAGGACAACTGGATTCCGCCGCTTCTATAATATTGATGTATCGCCTTAAAGTGCTCATACAACTATTTATCGCTTTTGGGAATTACTTTTTAGACTTTTTCTTTTTCTTCTTGGAGGAGTTGCCCCAATTCTTAGCACCTACTTTACGGCACTTAACTAAGGCACCAGAAGCATAAGCACTAGGCCATACTTTATATCTGGATTTTACTTTATGATAGCAGGCGTCTTTTTCACCTGCCGCTTCGTCGAATTGTTCTTCTGTTAATGCTTCTTCAGTTAGATCAACACCTGTTTGTGCTAATCTACTTACTAACATATCAAATGTATTATTATCTAATAAATGTTTGACATCAGTAAATCCTTGTTCCTGAGCAAACTTTAAAAATGCTTTCATCTTTTCATAGACTGGATTGGTATTATTAGGAATGTACATTCCTCCCTTTGGGTCTTCTGCTACGTTATACTTACTACCAACTAACATTCCTGTATAAGGATGTTTTTGTTCTCTGCCTGTTACAGGCTTACTAAGTTTTGGTATTGGGTCAGAGGCCCTGACAACCTTATTAGTAACCTCAGTGATTTTCATTTTATTCTATAGTACCAGTATAGTAAACATAGACATCAGCCGAACCTGCTGATGCACCGCCTGTAGTAACTATTATATTAACAGCAGTATCAGAACTATATGTATGGTCTGCATCATGTTTAAATTGTCCACCTGCTGGTTCAAACCCTGCAAATAGTCTATCAACATCACCTGAATCACCAACAGTAATTTCCGTACTTGCATCAGCACTAGTCCAATTACCAGCAGTTTTTTCTACTGTTACAAATTGGATTGTTGTATTAGCACTTGCTGTACCAATTGATGTTGTGCCTGAGTTGTATGCAACTGTAGTTTTAATGTAACTTAGTTTTTGAGAAACACTTGCATCTAATTGACCTTTAGATACAGCATGGCTACTTGCTGTACCGTTTGCTAAGGCAACACTTTCTAATGCACCGTCTTTGTCTTTTAAACTAATTACTGAGCTACTTGAAGCATCAATTACTGCACCTTGTTTACCAAGCTCAATAGTTGTACTTGCTCCTGCTATACCATAGTTTTTTACTGAGTCTACCATATTAGTTTCCTATATTAAGAAATGTTACCTAAGTCGTTATTGCTGTTTTGTGCTGAGTTAATTGAACCGTAATCAGTTACACTTACACTATCACTTGCTAACACAATACTAACTGTGGCTGTACCGGCAGTTGCGGCACCATTTGTTACTTCAACTGTCATAACACTTTCTGCAGAATATTCGTATTGGTATTGTGAATGATATTGGCCTACTTTAGTGACATCAATATCTCCACTTCTAATAAATCTTGAACCATTAGCAGTATCACCTACTTCAACATAGTCTCCAGCACCGCCATTTGTCCAGGCACCTGGAACATCAACTGTTACTGAAAGAATTCTACTACCTGCCGCTATTGTGGCAATGTTACTTGCACCGGTATCATTAAAGTCAACATCTAAAGTAACATGTTGTACAAGATCACCTGCTAGTTCATCTAACTGTGCCTTTGTTACTGCTTCTGTTGCCGCTGTTGCGTTTGCTATTGCGATTTTTTGTAAAGCATCACCTGAAGTGTAGAATCCGATTGCATCTGCGTTACCAGTAATGTAGGAACCTTGCTTACCAAGTTCTAAACTAGTGCTAACACCTGCTAAATTATATTTTTTAACTGTAGCCATTTATATCTCCGGATATGAAAAATTGTAAATTACACATGTATTTATCTTATCTTGACTTTTTATTCATAATATATTATAATAGTGTAATGTCAAGCGAATACAGAGTAATACGAACTAATAATACAGAAGTGTCTTTTTCTATACACGAAGTATTTAAAGATAGTAACGGTATCATTACTCACATGGACGAAAATCCTGTTGATTTAACTAGTAATAACTTGACAACATTGACACAAAAACTTATACTATTAGTAAGTTCTTTAACAAATGATGTGATTGATAAAGAAAGTTTTAATACAGACTTCAGTAAATCACAGCAAGAGGCTATGGATATATTTAAAAATGTTTGATCAATCTGTAAAACGTATTGGGTTTTGTTGTAAATATTTAGAAGCAGACCAATCTCTGCCTAAAAAAGTATTAGAAGAAACACAACGTCCTTTCAATACTAAATCCACAACTATTACTTGGCTTAATAGACAAGAGAAAGATGTTGCTGAACAAAGGCTATGGGACCTTATGGTACACAACATACAAAGTTACTACAACCTAGTTGAATACACAGGCAGTCTTATACCTCAACGAAGAATGGTAAGACTAGGTAGTGATTGCCTACCAGCATTTACAGAAAAGGATTGGTCCTATTACTGGCAAAAGCCTGATGTACAAGCATATTGTGAAAAAGAATTTATTAAAGTGGGTGATCTTGCTAGGCAACTAGATGTAAAACTAAGTTTCCATCCTGGACAGTTCTGTGTTCTTGCAAGTGACAATCCTGATGTTGTTGAACGATCAATAGAAGAGTTTGAATACCATGTAAGTATGGCACGTTGGATGGGTTATGGTAAAGAGTTTCAAGACTTTAAGTGTAATGTACACATCTCAGGCAGACAAGGTTATCAAGGAATTATAGATGTATTGCCTAAACTTACACCTGAAGCAAGAAACATTATTACTATAGAAAATGATGAGATGTGCCACGGACTAGATGCTTCTTTAGAATTAGAAAAACATGTAGCCTTAGTATTAGACATACACCATCACTGGATACGAGACGAAGAATACATACAAGCAGATGATGATCGTGTTAAAAGAGTAATTGATAGTTGGCGTGGTGTTAGGCCTACACTACATTACAGTTACAGCAGGGACGAATGGTTAGATCAATCTACACAAATTAATGAGGGTACAAGACATAGTAGTTTACACGAAATTCCTTTACTACTAGAGTCAGGTGCTAAGAAGCAAAAACTAAGAGCACACTCTGACTTCTATCCTAACCACAAAGCAAACGAATGGGCATTGAGTTTTTGGAACGACTTTGATATTCAGTGTGAGGCTAAGGCTAAAAATTTGGCTAGTGAGCAACTGTACATACAGGCATTGGATTTAAAATTATGTCAAACCACGTAAAGAATGAGTATAGAGATTCCTTATTGCCTGATGTAAAATTTAAAGGTAAAAAAGTTTGTGTACTTACAAATTATAGAACTGGAAGTACTTTTTTTATTAGGGAAACATTCTTAGCAAATAGAATTCTACCTATGGATGAATGGGAACATTTTAACAACACAAAGAAAAGTTTTGAAAAATTATTACAAGAAGTAAAGTCGAGAGAAGAGTTTGTATTTAAATTAATGCCTGATCAAATAGATTTTGATACAAAAAAGTATGATAAAATATTACAAGAATGCGATGAAGTAATATACCTTTACAGGAGAGACTTTACAGCACAGGCAAAAGGTTGGATAGCATGGAATATTGCTGGAGATCATGAGCATCATTATGGTGATGTGAAGCAGTACGATGTTAAAGTTACACAAGATCTTGCTAATTGGCATATAGATGAACTTATAGGTAACTATAAATTTATGAAGCAGGCCTTTAAACAAAGACCAGGTAGTGTTTACTGTTTAGAGGACTTCCCTATTCAAGTTCCGTATGCAAGATTATACAATTGGCAGAACGAAATTTCTATACCTGTTTATAATACACACAAAGAAGTTTTTGGGTAAATAGCATTATGAAGGTATTAATAATTGGTGGCTGTGGTTATGTAGGCTCAGCAATTGGTAAACATTTAGCAGACAAACATGAGATTACCAATGTAGATTTAGAATGGTTTGGCAATCATTCTTATGCTCATACTATTAATATGGACTACAACGATTTAACACCTAAGTTCTTAGAGCAGTTTAATGTTGTTGTACTCACAGCAGGTCACAGTAGTGTTAAGATGTGTGACACAGACTTACAAAGCAGTTTTAATAATAATGTAAGAAACTTTGTAAACTTAACTGATAAACTTACAACACAAAAGTTTATATATGCCAGTAGTGCTAGTGTATACGGTAATACATCTGATACAGATTTAGCAGAGGATAATGTGAACTTTAGTCCTATTAACTATTATGATATGACTAAATTACACATAGATCACATAATGCATTTGAGTCCACTTGACTATTATGGTTTGAGATTTGGTACAGTAAATGGACCAGCACCTAGTATAAGAACAGATGTGATGATTAATGCTATGGTCAATACGGCTATGCAAAAAGGTGAAATACATGTATTCAATGCTGACACTCGCAGAAGTATATTAGGCATAAACGATTTATGTAGAGCAGTAGAAACAATTATAGATGATAATAAGAAATCAAACAGAGGTGTATACAATACAGCAAGTTTTACAAATACAGCAGGAGAGATTGCTACAGCAGTAGGCAAACATGCAAACGTTCCTGTAATAGATAAAGATCCCCCTAGTGTTATCTTTAACGAAAAACTTCAAAATAAAACATATGATTTTGGAATCAGTACTGCTAAGTTTGAAAACACATTTAACTTTAAGTTTACAGATACACTAGACAGTATTACACAGGAGATGGTTGAGCATTATGCAAAATGCAATAAAGGACACAGAGCAGAAGTCATACACTACACTTAATAAATGTGTAGCATGTGGTGGTTCTAACTTAGAACAATTCTTAGACTTGGCTGAACAGCCATTAGCAAATAATTATCATGACGGCAGTGGTGCTGGAGAATCGTATAAGTTAGGTTTAAACTTATGTACTGATTGTTATCATACTCAACTGCCTGTAAGTGTAGACCCAACAGCAATGTTTGATCATTACTTATATGTAACAGGCACAAGTCAAACACTCAGAGACTATTGTGATTGGTTTGCTGAGTTTGTTGATATGCGAGAAGATTTAGACCATGGTAACGTATTAGACATAGCATGTAATGATGGAACACAATTAGATAGTTTTAGAAAACTAGGTTGGAAAACATTTGGTGTAGACCCTGCTACAAATTTATTTGAGATAGCATTAGAGAAAGGACACATGGTGCGTAATGCATATTGGCCTATTAGTTATCCGCAAATGGATGTAATTACAGCACAAAATGTTTGTGCCCATACTCCTAATCCACTAGAGTTTTTAGAAGGTGTAAAGAAGTCTTTAACATCAGATGGTACAGCATACATACAAACAAGCCAAAGCCAAATGTATCAACGTAATGAATTTGACACAACATACCATGAACATATAAGTTTCTTTAGTGCAAACAGTATGAAGACACTAGCCGAACGAGCAGGATTAGTATTAACAGATATAGTTATAACTCCTATACATGGAGATAGTTATGTGTTTGTATTAAAGCATCAGGGTGCTGACGTGCAAAGTTCAGTTACAGAAACTATTAGAAAAGAAGGTAAAGAAGGCAGGCACAATCCTAACTTCTATCAAATGTTTGGTAATAATGCCAGAAGCATTGTTGAGAAGTTAAAAGACTTAGTTACAAAGTGTCAAGCAGAAGGCACACCCGTAGTAGGTTATGGTGCGGCGGCTAAAGGTATGACTGTATTGAATGCAAACGATATACAGTTGGACTGGATAGTTGATGACAACGAACTTAAACAAGGCTTACTTACACCAGGCACTAACATTCCTATAAAAGACAGAAGCAGTTTAGATATAGACGAACACATAGTAGTCATTCCTCTTGCATGGAACTTCTTTAACGAAATAAAAACGAATGTGCAAGATATAAGAGAAGATAAGTCTACGCAATATATACAATACTTTCCTCAAGTGAGATTTGTTTAATGAAAAATTATTTAATAAGAAGTTTATATAAAATTAAGTCACCAATGTGGTTTGAAGATCGTAGTGCAGAAGGAGATTTATACGACTGGTATATGAAAATGCATGATATAAGTTTGCGTTCTTTTGAAAAACATTTACAGGGTGATTGGGAGTTTATATTCTTTAATAAAGAAGTAGATAATATACAAGAAGTATTTAAAGATCATTTCTTTGAAATATATGATATATGGAAACAGGGAGACACAAATATTTTATATTGTGGGCCTGATAATATTATGATGAAGCCTACTAAGTTCTTTGGTGAGTATGATGACTTTAGAATGTTTAACTACACAGATCCTAAAAGTAGTGTTGAACCTAATCATTATGATATACAGCATAAACATTTCTTTAATGCAGATGTAAGATACTATCCTAGTACCATGAGTCAAGACATTTGGGACATGGGATTAGAAATGGCAAACAACTGGGATTTCAATAGTTGGAATACAGAACAATTTATATTAAATAAAATGTTATGGGATCAAGAAGGCAGGACAATTAAAAATACATTACAACCTACAGTAGCATACCAAGGGCACCAACTCTTTTTAGAAGATTGGGAGCAAAGAAGATTATATTCAAACGAATGGAACGATTGTGAATTAAAAGATGCACAAATTATCCACCTACACGGAAGTAGGAATGCACCTCGGAAGTTCGCTCTAATGGAAAAATTAGAGGAACTATCCTAACTAATTGTAATGCTGGGTGGCCACCTTGCATATATCAAATGTTGGAACAGTCATTTGCAGTTTCTCCTGCTATTCTAGGCTTTACTACGAGGGAGCCGATTTTTTATTACTGTTAGACTGAAATCTATTCTGCCCAACAAATATATTTAACAAAAAAGTAACAAAACAGTTAGATTAGCGGTAAAATGATCAAAAAAGAACCCTGTTTCCAGGGCTCTTTAGTTTTGTGTTATGTTTACTTCTTGTTAAAGATATGGTACAAGACCCAAATACCTACTAAACCTAGTAGACCTTCGTTGCTTAATCCGTTCAAGATACCCATAATATTTGCTACTACAGTCATATCTCCTAGGAAAGGAACAGCACCTTTAAATAATACTTCTAGTACTACTCCAAGTGCTATCACACTCATACCGACATCTGTAAGTTGTTTGGCCCATCCGCCAACACTCTTAAGAATATCCATATCAACCTCCATTGTGAATACAACAAAATTGTTGTTTCAAAGTTTATTTACGAGCCGAAAGTCAGGAGATAACTAATTACTTAATGTTAAATATAGTTTTAATATACACTAAACCGGTACTAAGCAAATGTTAATGGAAAAACCAATAGCGAAGAATGATGTAGTAACTGTAAAGATAATTACAGGCGAAGAGATTATAGCAAGATACGAAGGTGAAGATGATTCTTCTATTCAAGTATCCAAAGCAAGTATAGTTGCACCAAATCCAGAAGGCGGATTAGGTCTCGTACCTTGGATGATGAGCTCTATTCCAAACAAAATCAGCATAAATAAAGTAACAGTCGTAGCGATGAGTCCTACAGTAGAACAAATTGCTGATAAATTTACAGAAGCAACATCAGACATTCAGATAGTCAAATAGACACTTGACATAAACACTAAAAATGTTATAATAATAGTATAACTTTTAGGAGATCTTTATGATTGAATCGAGTGTTATCACAGCAAAAGCATTGTTAATGACAATGTTAATGTCAACAGGTCCAGTGTCTGATGATAGGTTGAATGAAACATATTGTATGGCTCAAAACATTTACTACGAAGCACGTGGTGAAAGTTTAAAAGGCAAACAAGCAGTAGGCAATGTTGTACTTAATAGAGTAGAACATCCTAAGTATCCTAATACTGTATGTGGTGTTGTTTACGAAGCAAGACTATGGAAGGGCAAAGTGATTAGAGACATGTGTCAATTTGCTTGGTATTGCGATGGACTTAAAGACGACCCTCAATTATATTATAAAGCAGAACCTAGAAGAGGTAAAGTTATAGAACCCAATATGAGAGATTGGGTAACGTCAATGCAAGTTGCTATTAAATTAATGGAACGAAACATATGGTATCGTGATCCTACAAAAGGTGCAACACATTATTATAATCATAATATTTCAACACCTAGTTGGAGTACAGTATATCCTGTAACAATAGTAGTCGAGAACCATACATTTTTATTTAGAACAGACTAAATAAAAGTATGTTTTTAATCAACGAAGTTTCCAAGAAACTTATATTCAGTCATGGTAAATGTGGCACAACATCAGTTGCTGGTCCATTACTTAAAAGTGATAGCACTTGGCAGGAGTTAGATCTTAGCCATTTGGAATTTCTACCTTACGGAAAATATAGAGACTATACTGCATACATTCTTTTTAGAGAGCCAATGGATAGATACATTAGTGGACTACTAGAAGATATCAGTATGTTTATGTTACCAGATTCAGAAGGATTAAAATATTATAGACAAATTGTAAGTCTAAATAATGATGCACAGATAATCAGTCACAAACAAGTTTCTGATGATAGATCAGCAGTACTTCTTGTTGAAAAGAATGAGAAGTATTTTCGACATATGGTAACACAACTTTTAAAATATAAT